ATTTCACAAGCCGAGCCGGATGTGAAATTGGCATACTCATGTTACATGTATGCCTTTCACAATGATGTCATGTCGAAGATGGATTGGTACGCCTTCAACAAGACACCCAGGGAGTGTGCTGAGAGAATTGGCCACGTCCTGAAACTTGCACGTCATTGCGTGTGTGCCGATGGCAGTAGATTTGATGGACACGTCAATCGCTGGGCTCGTTTACTTGAGCGCATTTGCATGCTACGCTTTCTGGCCTTGGAACACCATACTGGTGCTAATGAGTGCATGGATAAACAAATTGCAATTCCTGGAAAGACTACTGAGGGGCGTAAGTACTGGTCCGGATATACCAGAGGTTCTGGTTCTGGTGAGACAGCGGATTTTAATTCTATTATCACCGCATTCATTGATTATTGTGCACTTAGGAACACTTCAGTGGATGGTACCATGCTCACTGCCGATGAGGCGTGGGCTCGGCTCGGCATTTATGGCGGGGATGACAGTCTCGCCACTGCAGTTGACCCAGTATCTTTGAAGAAGAGTGCTGAGGTCATGGGCCAAGACTACGAAATTGTGGTCATCCCTCGTGGGGAACTTGGTGTGAATTTCTTGAACCGCCAGTTCTCGCGTGACATATGGAATGGAGATGTGAACTCTATGGCCAACCCATCCCGACTGCTTTCTAAGTTGTGGGTGGGGCCGACTCATCTGAAGAACGTGACCCAGCGTTTCGCAGAGCGAATGAGCGGTTATTATCGCATGGATCGTAATTCACCCGTGATTGGAGAGATAGCGCATGCGAGCCACGAGTTGTTGGGCGACTATGTGGAGGGGATCTTGATGCCGTGGGGTGGCGAAATTCCTGAGGACTCCAACTGGCCGAATGAGGATTCTGGCTGGATGGATGAGGTGTTTGATTTGAGCATTCCGGATTTCGATCGTGAGAGGTTCAACAGACACATGAGTGTGATTAAGCGCTCGAAGAATACCCATATGTTGTTTGAATTTCCTTTGTGTACCAGTGCTTTGGGCATGGAGATTAAACCTAAGAAGACTATGGTTGTGGGTGAGCAATTGTTTGTTGTTTCACCGCCGGTTGCCGAGCCGGTCCCACAAAGTGCTCAAGTTGTGGATGGGGTTGCCGTCGGTTGGCGAGTTGACCCGGAGATAGACGATGGTCTTCCTCTCCTGGAACTAAATCCGGATTGTGTTGTCCAGAGTGAGGACCGAGCGGCGTTGATAGCCGAAGCGGATAAACTCGTGGCAGATTTGGATGGTTTCTTTGATGAGTTGGCGGCGGCCGACAAGCTTGTACCCCGAGCTGACCAGAAGGGAAAACGCATTGCCCCAGAGAAGGGATGGACCTTGGTGGAGCCGAAGACTAGAAATCCGAAGCCAGCCAAGGCAGCGACTAAGCCTGTGAAGGCCAAGGTTGCGCCTTGTAGCCACAAGAAGAAGTACGACAAGGCCGGGAAGGCTCGTTCCTGTCCTTGCACTTGGGAAGCACCTGCTAAGCGTGATGGCGAG